TCATTGACGAACTATACGCAGTTGACGTGCTACCATCGACGCCGGTATTTGCGGCGCCGTCAGCGGCGGTGATGATCTCATCGTCCATTGCCCGTCCTAGAGCAAAAGCAGCCGCCTGCGCATATGGACCTGTTGGGTCAATAATCGTGCGCACGCGGTCCTCCGAATCGATGATGTCGGCGTAGTCGTAGTCAACGAGGGATACACGCCGTCTTGCGTGTGGCGTATCCATCTGTGGTGTGTCGGAATGGCGAGAAGTACGTTTCCGAGCGGCTACACTCATACCACTACGGCTTTCGCCGCCACCCGCAGGCTTTGTGGTCTGGACTTTCTCTTCATCCGCATGGGATGCTTGCCGTCAAGTCTCTACACGTTCCCTATTGCTAGGGCTTCGCTCGGGATTAGCATTTCACAGCCTTCCCCGAATTTGACAAGGTTTCGGCCAAATGTTGCCACTTGGCTAGGCAGTTTTATCTACCGAGTTGCTCGAAAAATGCATTTTTGCCCACAACCGTCTCAAGACGGACTGCGCCACGAAGACGCGAACCCTTCTGTTGAGCCAAATGTGACACGTTTGCAGAATACTGCTCCACCATCGCCGTGGTTATCTGAACACTCATAAGAGCACTCCTTTTCAGCTTTGGTTTAAGGTTAAGATTTTTTCGAGTGGTTGCCCGTTACCGGACCGCTCTGCGTGATCGATCGCCATCGCCCGTCTCGCCGGGTGTCTTGGTCGGGCCTGCAAAAGCAAGTTATCCGATCGTGGAAACAATGTGGCTACCATCCTCATTGGGTGGGTAGGCCAATTCATAAAGCCGTGTGAGCTTGTCATTAAGCACTTTGTGCTCTGCATGTGTCGGGTCCATCAGTGCCGGATTGGCGCGGATGGCGGCAATCTGTTCCTGGGCATCGGCAGGGGTCATGCCAAAGCCGGTCTGATCGCCTTCCTTAAATTGTCCCGACGTTCCGAGTTGCATTCCAACACGAACAAAGGCGCGAACAACGTCTGGATGATTACCCAGACCTGTCTCGTCCATAATCGTCGCCAGTTCCTCGCCGCCGAACTCCCGGACGGCGTTTCGGCCTGCCGCGATCCGTTCTTCGTAGGCACTGCCGTATTCCTGTTTCAGTTCGCGGTCCCATGATTGGATCTGCACGTTTTCGTCGGCCATGGCCATGTCGGCTTCCGTTGCAAAGCGTTCCACATACTTGTCATGGACGAACTGCGCCTGTGCTGGAGTGAGCTTGGCATCGTGAAATATCGACCGCATGTCATCCGACAGGGTCTGGTCATAAGCTGCCATGCCTTCTGGAGCCGCCAGGGTATAGTCTGCCGCGTCTTTCGGCACGCCCAGCGAACTCCAGCCTTCCCACTCCAGGATATTCGAGTCAGCGGCGGGGAGAGCGACTTTGTCGGCACCTACCGCCTTTTCTAAATTAACGTATGACTTCAGCACATCGTCGGCGCCGGACCAGCCCTTCGCCGAAATGACTTCTTCATATTGAGCATCTGCCCAGCCTGTCCCACCGCCCATTGCGGTTTCGGCTGGCGTTCCTTGGGGGACACCGGAACCATCTTCCGGGTTACCCGCGTCTACGGACCCTTCTTCACTCATCTGTAAATTCTCCATCATAGCTGGTTGCAAAATTCATTATGGCCGTGTCGTCCACACCCAGCATTTGGATAATGCGACGGACCATGTCCTGTGTGCCGGTAAGGTGTTGGAGATCGGCGTTTTCGCGCACGCCCGTGATCTGGAACAAACCGGCAGTTTTCATTAAATCTTTGAGTATTAGTCGGCCTTGAGGATTGTGCATAAACACATCCTTATAGGCCCGGACCAGATCAACTTGCTGATCGCCGTCGTTAGCCGCCATTTATTTAGCCTTGGCCCATGTCAGCGATTTGCGCCACCTTGAGCGCAGCGTCTGCGGCCTGCGGTGCCGCCGCCAAGCCCGATTGCAGGGCTTGCTGTTGTGCGCGTTGATCACGCAACGCCGCAATCTGATCTTGTGATCTGAGAATCTTCGTAGGCGCGCCGTTGGTGTCTGCAAGCAGGCGTGTGATGACATCGCCGTCGAAGTTATCCATGACGCCAGGGTCAACCGCGGCTATGGGTTGGACCATCTCCAGGGTGCGCAAAATGCCGACGCCTTCCTCTGCCTTCATGGCACGGCTCAACGGCGAGACATATTCGATGTCGTATTCGCCTTCAGCTTCCAGCAAGATGTCGGGCAGGGGAGGCAGTAGACCCTGCCTCGCCAGAATAGAAATCTCGCGCTCGATCAGCGGCCCCAGTGTTTCGCTTTGCTGTCGTCCGACCGTGGGTGCCAAGAGTGCGCCTTTTTCCTGGGAGCGTTGTAACACCTCCGTCGCCGTCATCGAGGGCGTTTCTACAAGGATTTGAAACAGCGTAATCAGGAAAGCGTCATTAATAACGCGCCTGCGTTGTTCCATCATGTCCATGCCGATGTCGACACGCGCGCCGGTCTGCAACGGCTGGATGGGGGCTTGGGTTCGCCCATCCAACCGCGCAAAGGTGGACCCGCCAGGTTTTGTGTTCACCGGAAAAACAACACCGTCGTCCGCAATCAGGAGCGGTGGGTCCACAACCTTCTGTCCCGCCCGGATGACGGTCTTGGACATTTCGTTGATCATCTTAATTTCTGGCAAGACGGTCATGGCAGGCGACCGCCCGTAGACCTCTCGCGGTCCCGTCACATAGCGGGACGGGATGTAGGGCAGCTCGTCAAAGCCGCCTTCCTCAATGAGGTGCTGGTCCTCCATCTCGTAATAGCCGGAGAACCATGGCAGATTGCGCCGGTCCCGCCGCGTCGGATCGCGATCAGTGCGGGGCATGACCACATGCAATATCTTGCATCGATCGTCCGGCGACTTTTCGACCTTGCGCTTCATAGCATTGGACAGGTCACCGTCCTCGAACATGCGCATGACTTGGCGTGCCGATACGTCCATGACCCGATACACCGTGTCGATGGCGCCGTTTTCGTCTTCAGCGAAATAGCAATCCGATAAGTGCGTGTTGCGATATAACAAGCCGCCGGTTGTCGATTCATCAACCCACAGGAGTGAATTACCAAATGCGCCAAGCTGCACATAGCCTTCGTGCATTTGGCTGGCAAAATTAGCGGCAGGCCGGTAGCGATAACGGAAGATAATATCCGTCACGGCATCAAACCACAGGCGCGCGTCGTCGTCGCGATCGATCAACGGGTTAGATGCGCGCAGGGTGTGCCAGCGTGCGCCTCTGGGTGTCAACAAAGACTCCACTGCCGATGCGAACCGTTCCAGGGCCAAGGCCGCTGTGGAGTCGTACATGACGGCAGTGCGCTTGTCGCCCGGTGACCGCTCACCAACGAACTCTGTCGATCGGGGCAAAATGCGCTCTGCAATTTCTTGCCAATGACTTTCCCAGTTGGCGCGGTTCTTCTTCAGCAATTCATAGCGTCGGAAGATTTCGTCTGTGTCGGTTGAATTTTTCATCAGACCCCCATCAGGGAAATTTTACGTTGCGCGTCCACACCCGCGTTCCTGGGCGTACCGTCCATGATTGTGGAGCCGTAGGTGCCGCCGCCGGTTGTGGCGCTGGCAACGCGCTGGGCCTTGTCGAGGCGTGCGCCAAGACCGGCCTTAATCTTTTTGCCGCCCGACTGCTTGGCCTGCGCTTCGGCATCAGGCGTACACATTATTTTTTCTTTGTCTTAACCGGCTTTTTCTTGGGTGGCCGTCCAACCTTGGAGCCGTAAGTCCCTTTTCCTTTTGGCATGTCTATTTCTCCTTTTTTGCTGTGAGCAAAGAACGTCGAAAGGCTTTTGCCGTAGGCGCACCCTTGTCTCCGGGCTTCCGCATTTTCTCACCGGAACCGGCTTTGATGCGCGCTCTCTTGCGCCGGATATTTTCGTACAATCCACGTTTTGCCATTTTCAATCACCAGTTTTTGCAAGACCAATATCGTGCGCTCAGTTTATCTTTTGCCGTGGCGCACTTGTGCCGAGCGCGAAATGACGCGCGACGTTTCGGGTTGCTTTTCTTGATGCTCATCTTGGGATCGCCGAAACGGATCAAGCGGACCGTGTCGCCTTTCTTTGCCAAGACGGCAAATTTCTTACTTTTTCCTGGCGTTCGTTTAATTTTGTTGTAACCAGAAAAACGCTCTCCCCGATAGGTGATCGCCATGGCTATTGACCAGTGCCAGCCTTACCACGACCACTGCCGAGCGTGCTCATGCGGACGCTTGTTGACGGGAACATGGACGTAAATGCTCTGCCTGCGACTTGACCAACAGCCAAGCCAGGAAGGCCACCCACAGCGGCCCTGACGCCCATACCAAGCACATCGCCGAGGCCAACGCGCGGGTCGTTCATGCGACCTAAGAGGCTGTCAGGATCGGACATGTAAGAATCTCGACTGTAGCCTGCTACTGACCTTGTGCGCCCACCAGCGTCTACAAAATCTTTGTCGCCTGTTTCCAACGCATCTGTCACAGCTTGATCGTTTTTAATTTCCTGATCAGATCGGTTCTCACCGACAAAACGCCCTACGGTGCTGTTAGCGGCCTTAAATGTACCAGGACGCATAGACTGACCTAAGTCGCGGTCCTCGTTGTCCAGACTAATATCACCGCCGCCGCTAGTATCGCCAGCACACATATCAGGCTCCCAACAATGTCTTGACGCCGAGGTTCGCAACTTCCGTTACACCCTGCGGCGACGTTAAAATGTTTTTGCTTTTGCCCCCAGCGCCAGCCCGTCGACGCACGATGGTGTTTTCGGCTGCGCGCACCTGTGGGTCCGAATCCGGCTGTTCCAGAGACGCCAACTGCGGTTGCTGTACGGGCGGTGGGTTATTGTTAAAACACATCGTCTCTCTCCAATCGCGACCGCGTGATCGAATAGCAGTGATACGTCACACGGTTTGCGGCGTAATCTTCAACACTCGCTTCGCGAATAAATCCCAGCATCTCCAGCCAGCGGTGGGCGACGTGGTGATCATCAGCCGACCAGCAATCGAGCCGCACCGCATCCGTCGCAATGATCTGTGGTGCAAACTCACGCTTGATAAATCGCGTCACCGACAGGGCCACATCCATCCATCGATCGGTGGAGAACATCCAACACTGCCAGACCGCAGGGTATTTCATGCCAGCCCCCCATGCGGCGACCGGCTCTCCATTGGCAAAGGCCACATAAGAAAATTGATTTCTGACGGACATAAACGCCAAATTTTCCGGCGTCGGGTTAAAAAAATGCGGGTAAATTTCCTCTGCATCGGCTTCCCGCAGTCGCCGTGCAATGTAAACCACGTCGGCATAAGCCGCTGGTCGGATCTCAACCAAAGGCACCGTCTCCGGGATCGATGACCCGTTCGCCGCCCGTCGTCATGCCGGTGCGTGCCATGTAGGCTAGGTCGGTGTCTTCGTCGCCGTCGCGGAGTCCAACTGCCAGATATCGAAAGGCATCACAGGCATGGCTGGACCAATCATGGTTTGGCTTGGAGTTCCAATCTCCCGTTCTTTGGTTCATGGTCCTGTGATAATGGCGCAAGGCTTTCAGACCTGGCGCACAGGCACTTCGATCAATCCAGCATCGCGGCAACAGCGCACGCACGGCCTCGATGCCGTCCTGGACAGGCAGGCGCGGCACGATGGACGGACGGACGCCAAGACTCTGTAACATTTCGTACCGTGACGACCCAGTCCCCAATTCGCGCACCATTACGTCGAAGGGGAAAAAGTGTCTCGCATAAGTGTAGGGCTTGGACTTCAGTTCCTTGATGTAGTGGTGCAGCCCTTCGCCCGATGCTTCGTAATAATCGATCAGACGTATTTCACCCGACCTTGGATGCTGTTGCGCAAACCAGATCGATGTGGCGTCTGACATGCCAAGGTCGAATGCTGTAATTACTTCCAGGTTTGGTTCGTGGGGGACGTTGCCGATTTGCTCCTTGGCATCGATCGCGTCTAATTGGAAAGAAAAGTAACTGCCAACCAATGCCGCCGACCAACTTACTTCGTATTCTTGCAAATACTGGCTTTCGTCCTGGACGATGGCTCTGGCGTCATCCAATTCTTTTTGCGAGAGCACGCCCGTCTGACTTGCCGGAAACTTCATAGCGAACCATTCCGGGTCACCAGCTTCCATGCGCTCAACGGCGTGATCATAGATTTCCTTAAACTGATTTTCTCCGCGGGGCGTGCCAATCCAGAGCGCCTTGCCATCGCCAAAGTCGGAAAGGGCAGGCCGGATAATCTCTGGATAGAGCCGCGCATTCATGTCCGAAAATTCGTCCATCACGGCGGCAGACAGTCCCAAGCCCCGGAGTGCATCCGGCGACTCGGCTCCCAGAAGGTATATTTTTTTCCCGTCTGGCAGATCGCAGCGCAATTCGGCTTCGTTAAAACGAACCCCTGGGATGTTGCCAGCGTATTCCCGCAACATAACCCAGCTAATTCTTTTTGCCGCTGAATAGGTGGGGGCGATATAGGTTCCGACAGCGTTCTTACGGGTGCTGGTAAGTATTTCCTTCAGCAACCAGTTAATGGCCATGACCGTCTTGCCAAAACGTCGATGGCAGACGGCGACGGAAAAGCGCCGTTGTTTCTGGTGAAACTCCCTCTGTAATGGCCTTGGCGTGTAAGGGATGACAATGCGGTTATGCTCCGGCAAAGAACATCAACAGCACGCGCCGCTCTCCCTTGTGCCTGCGCACCATGTGTTTCAAATCCGGCCCCCACACCACCAGATCACGCCAGCCGTGAAAGTGCGTGTTCTGGTTGTCGTGCTGAATCACCAACTCCCCCCCGGTAAACTCATTGGGGTGCGATAACAGAACCCGCGCCGACGCAAGGCACCACTGCATGTGCCGTTTCGTGCCGACATCGGTGTGCCATTCGTGGCCCAGTTCGCGGTCTTCCACGCGGCAATAGGCAGGCGCCTCTGTCGAAATATTTGGTTCGAGTTCTCTGACGCGCTCCACGATGGGCGCGATATGTTCGTGGTCAAAACTGTAGTCGCCCACCAGCAAGCTGGCGGCGGGTTCAACGTCAATGACTTCCGGCAGGGATCTAAACGAGCTTCCCACCAATTCGTCGGGTACCAGTACCGCCGGTTTTAGGGGCGAACTTGGCCCTTTGCGCTTCCCGGCGCGCTTGGTCCGCGTCCGGTTGGACGAAGGCTTCGTTGATGTTAGGGGTTGCGGGATCATCAGGAACGAACTGACCGTCGTCTGTTCGTGCGCGCTTTGGCTTTGCGCTTACCTTTTTTGCGGACGTCTTTTTCTTCGCTTTCAAGGCCATCAGGACTTTCCTCCAATGGTTGATCGTTTTCTGCCGGACCTTTTGCCCAGCGTAGAATTGCGCGCACGATTTCGAGATTTTGAAACCACGCGGAGATTCGACTTTGCATTGTTGCGGGGGTTTCTGTCTCTGTGGTCAACATCTTTGCCATCTCCCTTCGAGACCCGTCCGTCCTTTTCCATCTGCCTTCGAGCCGCATTACGTCCGGCCCTCCGCTTCTTCTGCGTCGGCTTGCTGTGATAATTCCGGTATTCCGACTTGTAATCCCGCGCCATCGTCATTCTCCACAATCGTCACGTCGGATACGTCGGACATGTTGTGACCACATTTGGGACAGACCTGTTGGTCATCCCAGCCAATCACCATGGGGCCGGAATGCTCCACTTCCATTTTCTGGATCGGCTGATAATGCTTTAGAAGTTTCTCGGCTTCCCATTCTGCGTGGTTGAGCAACTTGCCGTGCTTGAGGATCTCGTCGCGGCTCTGGGCTGCTTCCAGGGCGCGCTTGGCCTCCGAAATGCCGTTCTCCACCGTAAACAGGTACGCCTTGCGGTATTCCTCATCAAATTGCGCGTCTTGCTGACGCCAGCGCCAAATGGTCTTGCGATCAGCACCGGCCTGATTGGCGGCGAAGGTTACGCCGACACCTTCAGAAATTAATTCGACAACACGCGCACAGATTTCTTTGCGCTTGGCCGTGGGGACGCCAGCCATCACATTCTCCGAAAAAATGGCCCAGCGATCACTGGGCCAGTTCGTAACAGGGAGGTTTTCACTAACAATAGGAGAAGAGAACGTAAAGTTCCCAACTTAATGTTTTTTACACCCCAATGGCCCATCATGTCAACCTGTAGTATTCTGCAAGGGCATTTAACGCCAGACGTAGTGCCGTCATGCCCTCCTTATCCGGGCGCGCCGTATCGCCAACGCCGGACCAACTGCCCGCCGGATGGCCATGGCCGCAGACATGGACCAGGACCCGACTCAGGGGCTGGCCAACGAACCTCAAAGACTGATACAGGCTCTCACGGGCCATGTGGCGGCTGTCAGCGTCACCAGAGCCGTGGTCGACGCGCACCTTGGCAAGATCGAGCGTCGTAAAATTTGGGCCAATACCGGCGGCGTAGAACGATTGCTGGAAAATATCCCCCGCATTGTACTGGCGCCGTGAAATGCGTTTTCGGCGAAAATAGGTCTGCAACTGATCAGCCGTCGTATTGATGGTGCGACCCATCCCAGCAATGTTGGTTTGCGTCTCCACATAGCCAGACTTGGCGCGCAGTTCGTCCGTACCAAGGTCAGAGTTTACGTTCTTTTTGCGCTTACGTTTCGTCATGCGGCAACCTCCGATCAGGAATGCACATAATTTTATTAACGACTGCACGACCCTCATGATATGTGGAAATATACGCTCTGATGTCGGACACATTTTCGGCAACATGGGCCAAGCACTGGCGCGTGCTGTAAAAATTTAAGGGCTTGTCGTTCAAGTGGGTAATTTGAAAATGGGTGTGGTTCATTTCGGTTGGATTTAACCAAAGCAGGGACACCAGGATAATAAATTTGGTCATCGACGTTTCTCCCTAATCACAAGCACAGCCCACGCAATGAGCAGGGCAAGCAGAAATGCCGCGAAAACGGCGCCGCCGATGCTGAGAATTGCGAAGTACAGGGTCATTTCAAAAATTGACCTTGGAGACAGGTTGTGGACCCATCGATACCCCCGACGAGGGCCGCGGCGGGGGGTACCCCTGGTCACCCACCCCCACCCAAATAAAAAAGTTTTTTACCGCCACAGCGCAGGGCAAAACATTCTGAAACCCAAGGCCACCAACGGTTTCCGGCGGCGGTGTCACGTTGCCATGCGAACGTCTGCGTCTTTGACACCCACGGATCTGCGCTGATCCAGGCATTCGCGTGCGCGAACGAGGCGCGTCGCTGTTATACCCATCACCCTCCACCTTATACGGTTCTGTACCCATCCTCTCTGCCGTGATCACAGGCATGACAATCCACCTTGGTACTGTGGTGGCAGTCCGTTCTGGAGGCTCGATACAATGACCGACAGTCCTTGGTCAGCCACCACCATGACCATGACCTCGTAGCCTTGGCGGCGCCAATACTCGCGGATGTTGCGTGCAAGCCTTCCTGACATTAGAACGGAATGTCGTCATCAAGTGGGTCTTGCTGGTAGGCATTCGCCTTGGCTTGGCTGTGTGCCATGGTGCGTGCTTGCTGACCGTCTTCTTTGTACGGCTCGAAT